AGCGATAACAGAAAATGTTTGCGAGCCGTCACCGGTTGTGACCATGGCACCTACCGGTATCGTCGCCGCTTGAGAAGGTGTATAGGAAGAAAATACGACCTCTCCGGTCGCGTAGGTCGCGGCGATCCTTGTGAGCGTGAAATCTGCCATCCAGCTGTCAAGGTCGGAGCCGCTGCTTGTCGCCGCACGCGTAAGTGACAGTACCTGTAGGATTAGTCCCTGTAGCCACAATCCAAGCCAAGCCGCACCTTCCACTAGGGCACGCAACACAGATCCCGTGGTAAAATCAAGCGGTGCTGTTGGTAATGCAGCGGCTTGAACAACGTTCACTTGCCCGGTGACAAGCGCGGTAAAGCCTTGCGTCTGACCAGATATGCTACCGCTCATCGAATCACCCGTTTACATCAAAGCCTACTAGAACCGGCTCTCCGGTCTGTGCATCGTTATACGAAACGATAACTGAGATGCCGTTGAGGATAGTTCCTATCGACACCTGCGGAGGCGGATCCGCTGCCACGGCCACCTCTTGCAACAGCTGAGAGCGTACAACTGCCTCTATTTGTGCGGGAGTGGCTAATGTGCCCACCATCGCAGGTAATCCGGCTCCATAGTCAGGATGACCAAGGTAGTCACCGGGATTGGTTAACAAACGACGTATCACCCGTTCGCGCCCTTCCTCTGATCCCGTTGTCAATAGCACATCTGACGTTGGGCTGAATGAAAGGTCATTTTGCCATATCAAGGCTGCATCAGCCATCACGCACCCTTCAGGTTCTGCGTCAAGTGTGTTTGCGTCATCTGCGTCTGCGGTGTACCACTGCTGCCGCCGCCAGGCTCGACACCACCGTGAGTATGATTGTTAAAGAGGGTCAGAAACGCATCGTGCACAAGTTGGTGGAAAGTCGAGCTTCCTGCCCCAGCCTGAATGTCACTCGAGATTAATTCCAGAAGTCCGTTTGCGTGCAGCTTCAGCGCAATGCCGTTTTGATGCTGTAGCCACATATCCCCAGCTGGCACTGCAAGCGGCTTGTCTACTTCACTATAAAGCTGGTGCGAAATAAATCCCGCATTTGGATCGCCATCGTGATATGAAACGACCACCTGGGCACCGATCACAGGGGCCATGTGTAAACCCCACCCATTGCCCGTCCAGGCTGACCCGACAGGCAACCATCCCGATAGTTTATTCTCATCAGGGTATTTGACCTTCACCGCATGCCGCGTCTGATCATAGCTATCGACTAGGCCAATACGCGGCCAGCCCCGTCGCTTGACCGACCGTTCAACTTCGCGTTGTATAATGTCGCGAAGACCCTCTGTCACAACTGCACCGTAGTTTGCGGGCTACTATTTTTTGCCTCGACACACATTGTAAAGCCACAATCGATGCTACACTCTATCGTCAGTTCAGCAACGAAGTAGTCCTGATCGAACTCGGACTCTGTTCCGGACAAACTGATGATGGATCTTGGTGTAATCGTGAGATCACCGGGCATAACGATGGTAACATACCGTTCATGCAAGGTTAGGTCACCCAACTTGGCGGCCGCCAGCGCGTCCGCCTGCGCCTGCGTGAGTCCCGGTTCTCGAAAGATATAGGTCGCTGGAGTTCCTGAAGGTTGAGCTGTTGATGACGTCTTCTGTGCTTGCAGTGTCGACGTGATGGGAATTTTCAGCTCGTGATTCCAGGAGATCACGTTTACGATGACGTCGCCGGCGAGTGGTAGGTTACGTCGTAAATTCAGACTGGTTACGTTGGCTGCAGGAATTGTACCCGTGCCATCAAATATGAAGGCATACGGCTGATTCGTAGTGCTTGACGGAGGCGGTTGAAAGTAAAGTGTTGTTCCTTCAACATAGATATTAAAGCCTTCATGCTGCGCTAGATAAGTGAGCAAAGTCCATTCGCTGACTTGGTTTGTGACATCGGCATGGTCGACGTCGTAATATTTTCCTGCGGGCGTGGTAGTGCTCTGAACTTGAGCCTGCAATCCCTGCCGATTAGCCAAAGTCTGCACTATCTGGCTACTGGTTAGATTCTGAAACTTCTCTGCGGTCTTTGTCTCAATGAACGATCGGGTATAGTCCCGACCCGTAACCGTAATAATTTGGCGCACAGGATCGATCGAAACCTTGTCGATCACTCCAGTAATGACGCTCTGTGGCGCACCACCATCGATCGAAATCATTAGGCTTAATTCGATGCTGGTCTGTGAAGCCCAGAATGCTGTCGCATATGACGTGCCCGTCTCGCCGAGAGCTATCCGAGCCGTAAAATCATCAGCAGCAAGAAAATTATTGCGTCTCACCGATAGCCCGAGCAGTCCTGGAACGCGCTGTCCGTTGACCACCATAGCGAGGGCCGGCTTGCGCGTCGTCGGCCACACATTGGCGCTAGGGCTGCCCAAGGATCCCACCATTGCCGGCATTTGGGTCAACTGGCGGAATAGTCAGCGTAACGACGCCAGCTAGAAACGGGTCCCAAAGGCCATTCGCCGCTGCTATGCGGTTCCATTGCGTAGCATCGCCAAGTTGCTGCGCGGCGATCCGAAACAGATTTCCGCCCGCGGCTGTAAATGTTGTGTTGCCACTCATGATGATGCCGCCGTCAGGTTGTTCTGCATACGTGTCAACACTGCTGATACTTGTGTGGCTGATGCCAGCATTTGCATGTTGCTCGTCTGCTGGGATAAGGAAGATGCGAGCACGCCAGGGTCGCCACCAGCGACAACACCGCCAGCCGCCGCAGCTGGCAAACCATTATCAAGAGTGGCCTGCACGGCCTGTGCGGTAGTGAGGGTAGTCCCCACATTGTTAGCCAATGGCAGTAGAGTCGCCGCACCAGCACCCTGCAATGTCCCCAAAGTCGCTTGGGTTGTAGAAACTTGTGCCAGGCCGGACGCGACCGTTGGAAGGCTAACGGCGGCCGCGCTAGCTGTCACCAGATCCGCCCCGAAGAGGTCATCCAATGTGTCGGCTGCAGCTTGCCACACCTGCTGCGTGAGGTCGGCGACCACAGTCAGACAAATTTCAAACGGAATTTCGTAATACCGCTGAAAGCTCCACGAGAAGCTGTCCACGACCACCTGATAGCGGTTCGTCCAGTAGCTGAATACAGTGGCATTCCCGCTACGTGCCAAGGTCTCAACCAGCCTGGCATTGAGCATAGCCGCAGAGCCGCGCAATCTTCCCGCGAAACGTATTTGATCGGGTTCCCATCCCATCACATCAACGACGCGTGTTCCGCCAATCAGCTGATGCACTACCATCCGCTGTCGACCACCGCCATTGATCCGCTCGGGGATCCCCCAGCTCGTGAATGCGAAGCCGCCTAATAAAACCGGCGTGTCCGTCATCCGTCACGTCTCTATTGGCGTATAGGACCGGCGAGGATCGAAGCCGCCAGTACCCGAAAGGGGCCCATTCATCCAATCTACGATCTGCTGGCTCACCGCGCGCGCAATGACCTGGCCATCGAGGTGAATGTCAGTCTGAATCACCACGGGGCGCCTCTCCGGTGAGCGTCCGTGCTCCGGAGCCGCACTGTTTCGATCGGCAGCATCCGCAGCCCCGGACGGAGCGGGCGATGACCGTTCGTGTTCGATAATGGCCGAATCCGGCAGCAAGGGCGGCGACGCCGAAGTGCCGCGCGCCTTGAAATCCACCGGCGAGACAAGTTCGTCACTGTCGCGGCCGTAGCGAGAAGTCAAGCTTGCAGCGCTAGTCGCAATCGAGCTTAAGTTTGAGGTGGCAAGACTAAACGCAGATGTGACGCCCGCCATTTGGTCACCACCGCCTGAGATCGTGGATAATGTGGGACGCTCACCATACCCACCCTGCGGAGCAACACTATCAATCGGCTGAAACCGGTCTGCGACCACAGAAAAAAACGGCGAGGAAGCGCTTGCTTGCCAGCCTTCGGATCCTGTCGCACGCCCTTTCATTCCCCGTATCTTTTCTGGATAATCCTCGACCGGCGGCCCATCGTGAAAGTGCAGAGCTGATGATGATCCCAGCTCATGCGACACCGGCAACGCCAACTGCATCTGAGCCGGCTCCACTGATTGACCTGATCTCTGATCGCCTCGGGAAAGCAGCATG